TCTGCAACGACCATATAAACTTTATCATGGTTTGCGAATTTAATAAAATCTCCAGCTTTTAATGTGCCTGTTCCTGTTCCACCTAATGTAATTGATGTAGCACCAGCAGATGCAGTACCATTAGGTGTTCCACTAGCTGTACCTCTAGCATCTTCGACTTCTGGTGGGATAATTGTAAAGTTTTCTTTGCCTGATCTTTGCTTAACAATAAATGCCATAAGTTCGCCATAAACATCACTTCTTTTTGCCGTAATTATTCTAGCTGTAAATCCCCATCTTTGGCCATCTATTTGTCTAGCAAGTTTCTTACCAGATACAGTTTTAGAGATAATAGTATTTTGAATTGATTTAATTCCTAAAGATTCAATTTTAGCAGAGGATATTGGAAATGCACCAGCCATTAAATTAGACTCTCCTTACCTCTTTCATTAACTGCATTATTAATTAATTGTGTAATAGTTCCTCTTGATCTAACTAATAATTCTTCAAAGCCAGATGCGTCTACTGTATTGATATTAAAATTAACTGTAGTTGCACCACCATTACCACCTGTGCCTCTAGCTGATTGAGTTATTTGACCAGATTGGTTTGGAATAAATAATTCAGCACCTCTTTCTCCTACCATGTATGGTTGGCCTTTTTGTACCGAACCACCTGATGCTCTTTTAAAGAAACCAAGTGTTGAACCTAAATCAGATATATTAGAAAAACCACTTAGCATAGCTTGTTGTTGTTTATAAAATGTTTTAGCTTTTTCTATTGCAAGTAATACTGATTCTCTTGCTATTATTTCAATAATAGTTTGTAAAATACCAACAGCTAATGTTTGACCAATAGATTTGAATGTAGCTTTTAATTCTTTACCAAGAACAATAGATTCTGCTATTCCTTTTGAGAATCCTTTAATACCTACTTCTAAAATAGATGTGACTTGTTTGCTAATATCTTTTAAATTATCTAATGGTTTTTTTATATTACTAGAAATAGTACTTGCTGTTTTTTCAAATTCTGAATTTAATCCCTCTTGTTCTTTTTTAGCTTTTTCAATTTCTGCAAATAATTCTTGTAATTCTTTTTTAGATAAATTAGCATTTTCCTCTAAACCACTTAAAAATTTTCTTATAAATTTTTCAGATTCTCCCATATTATCTTTAAATTCTTCTGAATCATTTTTTAAATTTGCTAAAGGAGTTCTTAATCTTTCAGCAGTATTTTTAAATTCTTCAACTGTTTTTTGATTAGCTTGATAGGTTTCTTCAGAAATAATTTTTAATGTTCTTAAACTTGTACTTAAACCATCTAAAAAACTACCATATGCACTAGACAAATCTCCTATAAATGATCTTAATGTATCAAATATTCCACCAAGAAATAATAATAAGAATTTACCTTTACCACCCAACATTAAGAATCCAATTAATCCAAATGATTTTACCCCTTGTGGTAAAGAAGAAAATGTTTGAAATAAATTAGAAATACCAGTTCCAACAAAATTAAATACTGGCTTTAAAGCATCTATAATTGATGCACCACCTATTAATACACCTTTAACAATTTTAATTAAATTATCTGAAAATGATATTGCTAAATTTTTTAATGATTGTTCATTTTCTTCAATTAATTTATTTACATCTACAATAGCTTGTTTAACAAAATCAAAAAATCCAGCTTTATTTGTTTCAAGTCTAAATTTAAATAATTTATCTCCTAACATTGATAAAGTACCAGTTAATGTAGTTGCAAGAACTTCTGTTGCTCTACCAAATCTACCACCCTCTCCAAATACTTCTTCAAATCTTTTAATTGTTTCTTCTGTAGTTACATTAACACCAGCTTTAAATCCTAATAATGCTCTAACACCTCTTTCTCTAAAAATATCAGCAGAAGCAATACCACCAGCAAATGATCTTTGTATTTGAGTAGCTGTTGTTTGAAAATCTAATCCAGTTACAGATGCAACATTACCAGTTATTTTTAATATTCTATTTAAATCTTCAGCATCTTTGGAAACAACTGCAAGATTACCAGATGCACCAGATATTTCTTGAAGTGAAAAAGGAACTTTAGATGCAAAGTCAGTTAAAGTATCTAATGCTTTACTACCCTCTTTTACATTACCAAATAAAAAATTAAATCTAGCACTTAAATTTTCAACTTGGCTTCCAACACTTACTAATGATTTAATTGCAACTCCACCACCAATACCAATTAAAGCAGATTGAATAGAAAATATAGATGATCTTAAACGAGTTAAACCAGCTTGAACACCAGATAAGGCTTGTTTAGTTTTGTCTTTTGCTAATATATTTAATATTAAATTTTGTGCCATTATCTATACTTCGATTTTTCCATTTGTTCTTTTTGTTCATCTTGCTCAAGTAATAAATACCCAATCCAATGATTATACTCCCAAACTTCCATTTTTAAAAGTTCAGATAAAGTTATTTTTAACCTATCAGCTACGATAAGTAAATTCTTTAAATCAGGTTCAGATTTTAGTTTTTTTTTACTTCTTCAGGATTGATTGCTTGTACCATAGCCGTAGCAATCTTCGAGAGAACATCAGAATCAACTTTGTGCATTAAAGGAATTTTATCTTCTAAAGTAAAAACTTTATTTCCATTCTTATCAAGTGCTTTCATAAGAACAATGTCAGCAAGAATACTTACATCTGACATATTATCTGATTTTTTAAAAAGTTTAGTTTTTTCAGATAATGTTATTGGATTCCAATAAATAACTGATGGCTTACCATCTTCATCTTGCCATTCAGGTACTTCAATAGATTGAACACCTAAACTTTCAAAATGACTTTTAGCCCTGTCTATAATCTTCATAAATTATGATTATGATACAGTTCCTACAGTTAAAGCACCAGTTCCTTGAAATGTTACACTTCTTGAAACGATTGCGTCCATAGAGTTATTAATACTCATACCAGTAATAATACCTGTACCTGTGTAACTTGCATCTCCAGTAGTATTACCCTCAGGCAATAAAACAAATGAGATAGAAGAACCAGCAGTTAAAGTTTCTTGCTGTGTATCAGTTTCATCAAAGTGCATTTCAATAGTTCCTGAGAATGAAGTTCTACCAGCTAAAAATGATTTAGTAGCATCAGTTAAAGCTGTATCTTCTACAACATCTCCAGTAGTTTCTAAAGTGAACGAAGTAACTTCGCCCATTTCAGTTCCACCAACTGTTACAACTCCTTCTTTTCCGTGATGTGTTGCCATGTCTTTTTATCCTTGTTTGATTTTGGTTTAGTTTCTTTTTCTTGCTTATAGCCTAGTCTTAAATAATGTTCAAGGTTAGATTCATTGATAACTATTTCTGAATTACCTTTATATAATTTAATATCTTTAGCCATAAAGTCTTTTACAATTTATCGTCTTCTTCGTCAATATCTTCTTCTTCATCTTCGTCAAATTCCTCGTCATCTAAATCTTCTTCTTCCCATGATTTACTATCATCTTCTAAAGTATTTTCTTTGATTTCTTCGATTAAGTCTTTGACTTCTTCACATAAAATAGACTCTTTATCGTGCATCTTTTCTATTTGATCTACTTTTTTAAGTATCTTGTTTAATAGTTTTTCACTCATTGTTTATCTCCTATGGTGTTCCAGCTTGATATTCGTACATACACCTGATCGTCATTCTTATTCCACCAACAGGAAATAAACTACCCTCGTCAGTTTCTACTTGTATGACTTCCGAATCAAGTGCATTACCATTTCTCGTAATATCACTTTCTATCGCAGTTTCAATAGCTGTTATTAATTCATTTCTTTTGGTGTCTATATTAACTTCTGCACCTTTAACAAAACCTAGAATTACAAAATCAATAGTACCTGTTCTAGTTCTAGCACCAGAACCTAACTCAGCATCATCTCTATTTTCTTCAGATGTTTGTACTATTACTGCTGGGTATTGTTGCTCAGATAATTCGTCTAATATAAATGGTTGTCTAGTAGCCTTTTTAATTGCTGGGCTAGATATACCAGAAATAGTTGTTAATAAATCAGATGCTATGTTTTCTCTTATGCTCATATTCTCATTTTCTTTAATTCTTTTTCAACAAATCTATTGAATTGCTTACTTATAATCTTTTCTGTTCTATTGTTAAAGCCAAAAAATTCTCTTTTGGGTGTATTCAATACTTGATTAAATAATGCTCTTTGTCTCATTTGTGAATTACTAAAATTTATAGATACTTTATTTTTACCTGTTTTTTTTATTGTTCTATTAGATGGAGTTATTGCACCTAACATTCTACCACTATTAAATAAATCTACTTTAGTTGGTTTGCCCTCTTTTTGTAATTGTTTTAAATAACCCTGTGAGTATGGTGCAAAGGGTCTATCATTAAAATCAATTCCCTTAGCTGTTTTAGTTCTAATAATATCTAATAATTGAAAACCACCTTGTAAAATACCTTTATCAATAACTGATGGAAATTTACTTTCTAATCTTTTAAATCTTCTTTCAATAGCTTTAGCATTAGTTTTAATCTTTAAATCTAAGGCCATTATCTAGTCAATCTTCTAAATCCGTGTAAAGGCTCTCTTTCATTAACAGAGATTGTTTGATCGGAGTCTACATCATATTCAACACCATCTTCTAATATCATTCTCCATTCCATATTATATTGGCTCATGTAGTATTCTGCCATTCTTTCAAAT